TAAGAGACAGGTATGGATGTTAAGGATTTACGTAAAGCTTATAGACTGAACGATAAACAAATTAACTCCGTTTTAGAAAAGTATGCTGCTCGCTATACGACAAAGGCGAATCAGGCTATTTACAAGCTCATGGTAATAGCATTAAGAGCAGAATTGCAAAATATTTTATACAATTTAAAATTTGAGAAGTTGGATAAATCTATAGATGATGTTAAAACTGTCACTCAGAAATATCTAAAGATTGCCGGTGATGGGAACCAAAGTATAGCAGGAACCCTTACTAAATTCATCGGTGAAATAGAGTATCTATTTATTAACGCCGTAAAAATTGAATACAATTATTACGTGAAAAAAGAGCAGGCACGGCAAGAACAATTAGCCCTTAGGGAACAAATGCGTCAAGAAGCTGAAGAACGAAAAGCACTTGAATCGGAACGTAAAAAAATAGAAAAAGAAGAAACCAAATATCAGGCAGAAATTGAAAAACTTAGAGAGCAGATGTCCAATGCAAAAATGGATGAACTGGATAAATTAAATGCACGTATACTAGAACTCCAAACACAACTCTCCGAAGTTGTAGTTAAAAAAGAAGAAATTTCAAACCTTGCAAACGGAAAAGCTGGGAATGTATATATCATTAGCAACCTTGGTTCTTTTGGTGAAAATGTATTTAAGATAGGTATGACAAGAAGGTTAAATCCACAAGATAGGGTGAATGAACTCGGGGACGCTTCTGTACCATTTAAGTTTGATGTGCATAGCTTTATCTTCTCAAATGATGCAGTTGGACTTGAAAGCAAGTTACATAATATTTTAAATGAAAAACGTGTAAATAAAGTTAATATGAGAAAAGAATTCTTCTACACGACTATTGATGAATTAGAGAACTTAGTAACAGAAATCGAACCCACAGCAGAATTTAATAAAACCATGATAGCAGAAGAATTCCGTCAATCTCAATCAAGTGATTCTCTATACACTTCTGATTTCGAGATTGAGGATGATAGTGACGATGAATAATAAAATAAAAAACCGCCCCAGTGCTACCAACACAGAGACGGTCTACACATCCGAAGATATGCGATTGAAATCCAAGAATATTGTATCATCTTCGGAGCAGTCATGCAAGCGGAACATCAGTTCGCACGTTGGCTGTTATTTTTATACTCATTTTTAAATACTATTTACAAGGGAGTGATGCAAAATGCAAGAGAAAATACTAAGATGCGCCATCTATATCCGTGTCTCAACGTTTGAGCAAAGTGTACACGGGAAGTCACTGCAAGCACAGGAGGAATGTCTGAAACAATACGCAGCTGATCATAATATGGCTGTAGTTGGAATCTATGCAGACGAAGGAAAGACAGCCAGAAAGGAATTGAAAAAACGAAAAGCCATCCACGCTCTTGTGGAAGATGTTAAGCAGGACAAGATTGACGTGATCGTCTTTTGGCGGCTGGATAGATGGTTCCGAAACTTGTCAGACTTTTATAAGGTACAAGATGTACTTGATGAGCATGGGGTGCGCTGGATATCTGTATCCGAACCTGGTATAAACATGGAGACGCGGGATGGACGATTGCAGTTAAATGTAGTACTCTCAATCGGGCAAAATGAAGTAGATACCACATCGGAGCGTATTAAATTTGTAAACGAATCATCTATACGGCAGAAAAAGTTAATATTTGGAGATGCAAATATGCCATTAGGGTATAAAACTGGAATTGTAGATGGGAAGAAATGCATGGTTAAAGATCCGGAAACAGAACACATGGTGGAAGATTTTTTTAGATACTTTAAAAACCATAACACCAAAAAAGGTGCTATCCGGTACATGCAGGAAACCTACGGGATTGATTTTAGCTATAGCATGTTACGGACAATGTTATCCAGTGAATTTTATAAAGGAACGTACAGAGGGTACCCTTATTGTCCAGCATACCTGTCAGAAAAAGAATGGAATGAGATGCAAATTATATCGAAAAGAAATATTAAAAACACGCCGTCTGGTAGAATATACCTGTTTACGGGTTTGATGCGCTGTCCTGTATGCGGACAGAAATTAGTCGGTACCGGATGCTCATCAATTATAGATCGTAAAACACGTGAAAAAAGGACGTACTGCTACTACCGTTGCAATAGAGCACTTATCGATCATATTTGCACGTATAGGCATAGGGTAAGCCAAAACCTTGTCGAAAAATATTTGCTCGAAAATCTCGAAAGAGAATACGAAAAGTATAAAGTACGCAGCAACCAGATCGGTGAAGAGCTAAAAAAGCAAAAGAAAGCAAAAGATCCAGAAAAGCTGAGAAAAGAAATGGAACGATTAAATTTGTTATTTCAAAAGGGGAGGATTTCTTTCGATTACTACGATAAGGAGTACCAAAGATTAGAGAAAGAATATTCCGTTTCTGCTGATTTTCCAGAGGAAGAAGAGACGAGAAACCTTCATTATGTAGAAGAACTATTAAAAACTGACTTTCGCCAGATGTATGATTCGCTGTCTCCGGAAAACAAGCGTTCTTTTTGGAGATCAACGATACAGGAGATTTACCTAAATGATGACAATACGATTAAGGCTGTAGATTTTTTATAATCTGTTTTGTACTAAGTATTCAACCCCATTTGGAGTAGTATAATTAGTACAAAATAAATGATACAATATTCAGGACGGCAACTCCATCCGTCCAACACTCATATACGCCGCCCGTAAAAAGGTGTGCATCATTTCGGTTGTCAGCGTCATACCTTCTGGCAACCGGAATTTGAAAGTATTTCCCGGTATCTCCATAAACTCTTGGTATAGTAAAAATGTATCGTAAGATTCGTATATTTGATATTCCATACTTGCTCCCCCTCTTGTATTGACTACATATATTATAGCACAGAGGGGTTTGAATTGAATTTATTAAAAATACATTTTGATGGAAAATAATATTATTCCCCTCAGAGAGCTGATCTCCGAGGGGATTTTGTTAGAACAACTGGAACCGATCAATTGCCTGTCCGAACGCTCCTGCATATCCGTCCTGTCCGTTTCCAGTCTCGTTATCATACTGCCATGACCAGTAAGCTCCATTTACAGGGCTGACACGGTACTGGGCTTTCTGGTAGCCGTATTTTGCGGCATAATCCGCTGGAGTATTGTAGTACACCTCGATTGCGTCAATCGGCTGTCCTGTACCGGCATAACCATTATTGTGATCTTTCCAGTTGCATCCTGTCACATAAGGTAGCCACCCTCTTCCGATCACGTGGACTCTGTATTTTACGGAGCCTTTGTCTACCTTAATAGCTACATCCGTGATGCGCTTGCCCTGAATCCCGGCAAAGTCTGTAAGATTCCGCACGAACGGCAAGATGCGTCCGTCCTCCAGTTTGACGGCGTAAGTAAATACTACTTCCGGCTGTCTCTGTGCAGCTTGAGCCTGCGCCTGTCCTCCAGATACATAAGTTGGCGGAGTAACATTACCACCCATGTACTCCTTAATCCGTTTGATAAAGTAGGATTTTGTAGCTTCTCTGCCACCGTGAATCTCCACAGATCTGTGAGGGCAAGATGTAGCATACACTTCCTGATGTAGCCTTATCGTGCTTGTACTTGGTGTGATTCCATATTGCTTGCACTTCTGCGCTGCCAACTGCAATGCTTTTTCCTCATTTGCTTTAAATACATCCAGATCGCCCATGCTCTGACATGTTTCGATGCCAAGATAATTTAAGTTCCCGTTTGCGTCTCCGCAGTGCCAAGCGCAATTCCAGTCATCCTCTGCCTGTAAGATGCCATCCTGTGCTACATAATAGTGCGCAAATCCATTTTCAAGCGGATGTGTCTGTAACCAATTTCTGTAAAATGCTGCATTGGCGTTCTTGCTTCCAGCGTCATTGTGAAAAAAGATACCTACCGGATTTCTCCCTCTGTTTCCTGCTACTCCACGACAAATACTCATATTTTCTCCTTTCCGTGCGATGACGCACAACTTACATATCGTATTTAATGTTTTCCCACTTTTTGTAAGCGTCAAAATATAACTCGTTTTTGTCTCCATTGTATGTGATCTCATAATACATACCGTCACTCACTGGCGTACTAAGTAACGCCTTGTGATTTTGCAGTGTCTTGCAATACCAAACTACAAATACATCATCCACAGTCATGTTGCCAGATGTGTCCGTCTTGTCCTTGTTTTGGTTAAAATAATCTGCTACCTTTGCCTTGCAAATGTTTAAAAATTCCTTGCTTCCCATGATTTTAACTCCTTTCCGTGCGATGTCGCACAATAAAAGAGAGCCTGTTTCCAAGCTCTCCAGAATCTATTTATATGTAAGTGCCCTCTCTGAATCTCCTGTTCCCGGTGTCGTTGGATCCACTACCACACCGAGAATCGCCAGCACTGCAAAGAGTGCGTTTACTACGGTGAGCAGTTTATCCCCTAAATCTCCGAGATCAATCGTAAACCCAAACACTGCCGCAATCGCCTGTATTAACAGCAACAGTGCCGGGATCAGTGCAACCCAGAATGCCTTGTTTTTAATTCTTACAATCCAGTTAATCTTCTTCATTTTTCATTCTCCTTTACAGATACATCGCTACTATTCCACCAATCACAGCTCCGATCAGTGCGGTTACTACTACGTCCCACCGTTTAGCTGGAGTCTGCTCAAGATGTGTCACTTTTGCGGTTAACTGCACAAGGGTCTGGTTCATAAATCCAACCTCCTTGGTCAACCCAACCATTTCCTGTGCCAGCTGGTGCACCACATTAACAACGTCCTCCGCTTCTTTCATTCGGTGTTTTAAAGAGCCGATTTCTTTTCCGTGCTCTGCAAGTTTCACTTCTACTTCATTTTCTGTCATGTCTTTCCTCCATTTATTTTTAAGTATAAAAATAAGACCATTACGGTCTTGCTCTTATCTCCATATTCCATCTCCAATCTTTAAGCCTGTACAAGAGCTTTTATCTGGTCTAAGATAAATTGCTTCGTATCCGCTACATACTCCACTTCCATACCAGCTCCAGAGTCGTTCTGGATTACTGTAGATGGATAGTTGGTGTAGAGGTTCCTATAGGCGGTCATGGTCTCTTCTGGGATGTCTGTTTCGATTGGGGTGGCAAGTTGATAGCAAATTTCCAAATTATTGGTTTTTAAAATTTCTTTAAACTTGTTAGCATTATCAGCCTTAGTTTTATCGATCCTTACATACAATGTGGATAGATTGGCTATTCCTTCTTCTGTTGTTTCTGATATTACCGTGGTTTGATTTCTGAACTGATTAGATAAAACATTACTGTTTGCTCTAATTCCGCTTAAATTGCGTACATAGAAATTTGCAAAACCTTTTTGGGATATACTCTCCAGATTCCAATCTTCGCTGCCATTAAATACAACTTTCTTAACCCTCTGCACATACTTCCCACGCTTGAAATCCATCTCGTCACAGATCCACTGCTGACCGTTTGAATCTGTGTAGTTGCCGCCTGAGTCTACCGGGAGACCTGGTAAGCCGTTTGGAGTGGAGAGCGAAGCTTGTTGATATTGAAATGGCTCAAAAGTCTCATCAGACTCTCCTTTATTTAACAACATGATTTTCGAAATTCTTCCTTCATTCATTCCAATCTCTTCTATATCCATACTGAGTGTGTATTCACCGTAATTCAGATAAGAAACATCTATACTAATATTTCCTTCAGATCTATCACCAGCGAAAGCCAATCGGATTCTATTAAAAGTACCGTTAATGGAAAATATTTTCTCCGTCTTTCCGGTATTGCTCACGGGAATTTCTTCCAAAAACTTATCTCCTTTGTATTTTTGTATTTTTACATAAGATTTGACAGTGTTGTTTTTAGCATTATTGACTAGAGTTCCTGTGTTTTCATCAAAGCTCGCATTTAACACCGAAGTGACTTTGCATAGATTTTTTCTCAGCACTCTAATCCCAATAGCTCCACCATCTCCACAGCTTTTTATCGGTATCGGATTATCTGGTGTGGGCGACCCGTTTTGCTCACTCTTCCCATGTAGCTTCAATCCCTCAAAAAACGCGTCTGCCGAATCTCCGACAGCGATACGCTCCCCTTTAGCACTGTTGATAATCGCTCCCGCCTTCATCTGTCTTAAATCTGCGATATCAGCTTTGTTGGTCTTAATCTGCTCTCTGTCTGCAATGACTTCCTGTGCCGCATCCTGCACAGCTTTGATCTGCTTTGTACCCTCTGCTGTAACTGCCTGTACTACTTCTTTGGATTTGTCATCCACGATCTGCAACAGTTGTGCGATAATGTCTTTTTCTTCCTGTTCGATTACTGGATTGTCAACTTCCAGCCCTTCCAGTACGGTCATTGTGGCGAGTGTAGTATTAAACTCTTTTTGGATTATACCATCAGAGCCCGTGAGACGCATACAGACAATAAAACGGGTGTCCCCTCTGTATTCAATCGCTGTTTTTCCGACTGTCCACGAAAACTCGATCTGGTCACCGGACACTTTTTTATCCGTAACAACATACCGGTCTTTCGTTCCTCTGGCATTTTGGTAGTTTACACTTATAGTAAACGCAGACAGATCTGTACCTTTATAAACTTTCGGAATCCGAAACTGTATCACTTTTACATCTTTATCGTGCTCGACACCAAGGACTTTAAATTGTTCCGGTATGCCGATAATTCTTAGGTCGGAGTCAATCACGCAGATATCTTCTGCTTGCGACTCTGCCACAACTGCCGCACTCTTTGTCTCCTGTAATAACTTCTCTGCTTCTGTCATTCATTCGGTCTCCTTTGCCTTACAATTTTCCTGTTTGTTGTTATCTTGTATCCATCCCGAATTCCTGTAAGCTGCACGTAAAAATCCTGAAAGTCTAATGCTTTTGCTGGGATTTCGCATTTCCCGTTTTCTACGATTGTCGGGTATTCTTTTCCGAGATTAAAAAAGGACGCCGCAACTCGGCACCCTGTCCACTCGGAATCAAATACAAACTCTGCTTGTAGATATCCTTCTGTTCCGGAGATCAATCCTGTAAAATCACATTCCGGATCAGGCTCAAGTATCTGTCCATTTGCTATAAATCTTAAAATTCTCATTTTTTCGCTCCTTTACTCAATTCCGCTTAGTTTTCCGTTATCCAAGTAGTTGTAAGTGTCCTTTCAAGGTATGCTTCATTTTCCACATCTATAGTTATTAAACCGTCTTTTTTAATTACGTACCTACCTGTTCCGAATATTACTCCATTACTAACCTCGCTTATCGAAGATAATACCTCTATTGCAGGTTTGTATCCATCAGGAATGCTTGTCTCCACTATATTTTCGAATCGTCCCTTTCTCGGAAACTGTGCTTGCATAGTAATTGTACAGGTTACAACAAAAGCAGTCCTTATGAGCTCGATTCTCATGAAGTTTGAGGAATTTAATTCGATGAAAGGCCCTTTGATTGCCCCTGAATCGTATTTTCTGTACGAGGATAACCCAATTAATGGATTATTTCCGTTCCGAGCATATATATCTCCGTCTGATAACACGAGCTTTGAACGTCCTCCGGTATTTCGGTTTATATAAGTAAGCCCCTGCATGGAAAAAGTCATATTTGCAGGATTCCCTCCCGAGTCCTTGCCGGAAAATGCAAGTGACGCGGTATTCAGCTCCATCGTACTGTCAACAACTCCATTATCCATTAATTTACTTACGATTTTCCCTGCATCAATATCTATGAGCATGTCATTGTTTTGACTTTTTATCTTCCCAGCTGTTAATTCTCCTGCATTCACCGCGATTGCACTCAATTTTTGTACGTCCAGATTTTCCACGGAAATGTAATAGATCACCCATTTACTTCCATCCCATCTTTTAATCGGCTCTCCGCTTGCGGTCTGCCAGAGCTGTCCTACCTTTGGATTTTCCGGAGCTGTTGAAGACACGATAATGCCGGAATCCCCGTCTGCTCCATTTTGTCCGTGCACTCCGATAATCACGGGAGTTGTCTTGGTGGATGATCCGTCTGTGTAGGCATAGACTTCGTAGCTCCACAAATATTTTTTTACGTCCGTCATGTCCTGCTTTGTAGTGCTCCACCCAGAAGAGGATGTTGTGATTCCGGTACTCTTTTCGGATGCAAGGTAGTACTTTGTAATAGATTTAATTCCAACACCGTCTTGGCCATCATCCCCTTTGTACTTCGACCACTGATAATCTGCGGGATCACTACTTTCTGTCGGTACTTCCTTGTTGTAGGCGAATCCGATGTAATATTTTCCATTCGGGCTGTCAGACATCCCGTTTCCGCTGGCATCATCCGCATATCTCACCCACGTATAGTAAGTTTTCCCGTCATCTCCGGGCTTCCCTGGCACTCCCTCTCCGGTGATTCTTGCCCACTGGTAATCTTCCGGATTATTGGACATTACCGGAGTCTCCTTATTGTAGGCGATTCCCAAGTATTCTTTTCCGTCCGGACTACTGGACATTCCATTTCCATATTCGTCATCAGCAAATTTAAACCATGTGTAATAAGTTGTTCCGTCCTGACCATCCTCTCCGTCCATTACATCCGTGATCGTGACCTCGTAATACCCTCTACGCACACCATTTTCAAACGCCGTAAAAGAGTAAACCGCCTTGACATCCACATCCTCTGCATTAACCGTCACGCTCTTACCAACATAAAACTCATATCCATCCTTGCTCCATCGGAATTGTAGCTTGTCTGCCACATCCACGCCGTTATCGTAAGCGTAAGCTGTCAGAGTAGTGCTACCGATGCCATTTTTAAAGATAATGCCGTTGTTTGTTGAGATAGAGCAAGTGTAGACCTTATTTTTGTTGATAAGATCTTCCATCCTCTGCAACAAGCTATCCGAAATTTCGGATGTAAGCTCTTTGTAGTTTGTAAATACCGTCTTTGCAGTTTTTGGATTGGTAAGACTCCTGATCTGTTCTGATACTCTTGCCTGTAGATAAAGGACTGGTGTCCACTCCTGATCCTGCATCCTTACCGTATCCCCGATGTTGGTGTCAAAATATCCGTCCACCTCGTAAGTCACCACCGGTTCGGATGCTGTTTTAAGATCAGACAGAGCCATGCTATAGAGCTTGTCCTTGCTGTCTGTATCATACTCTTTCCGCATCAGGATATAAGCATCCTCTTTATTCACGATATTGGACGGAAACCGGTCTCTTGCCTGTGGTGCCCGGATGATCGCACCGTCTGTAAAGTACTCGATATTCCCGTTTTCATCGCATTCTTTCTTGTCAAGACCATTGATTGTCAGACCGTCCTTTCCGGTCGGCTGGATGCAGGTGTAAAGCTTCTCGGCATCTGTGGTTTTTCGAATTCCGGTAATTCCTTTCCCGTACCGCAGTACAATGTCATTCCGGTATTCTCCGACTCCGCTGTTGGTGTCGGAGTGTTCTCGGTAGACATTCAGGACGATCTCTTTTAAGGAGTAGTCCTTATTTAAAACCGTTTCAAATTCGATTTCGGCAGAAAATACGTTTGCCAAAGAAAACAGCCTTTTCAGTATGGATGTTGTGCCTGTCCACTCGTTGGTAATCCTCTTGTCTGATACCTCATTGAGCCCCAGTTTTAGTGTTCTCTCAGCATCAAAAACGGCAAGGTACTCCTCAAAGCTCATTGCTTTTCCGGCTTTGTACTCTCCGGCATCCTCGTTGATTAGCTCAAAAGATAACGACCACGCCGTAGCTGTGATCGTCTCCTCTGTCTGCTCAGTGTTTACGATGTTTAGATAGTAGGATTTCCCTTTGTGTATAAACGCCACCTTATTCCCGGCGGTAACATTCTCTGCATCCTGATGCTTTGCGGACACCGTAAAGGTGTAAGTATTTGCCGCACCCTGTAAGTATTCGTGCAATTCATCTCCCCAGTAGTGCATGGACTTCTTGTGCTGATTGTCCATAAACGCTACTGGTGTGTTATTCGCGCTTAAAATCGCGATCCTGATGTTATCCACTATAAATACACCTCCCGTATTTTCGCTTTAATCTGTGGCGGTGGAGAAGAAAAGGAAGAATAGCAGAACTGCACTTCTGTTGTTCCGGGTGGCACTTTTGGATAATTGGATCCATTAATCTCATCTCCTTTTGCCGGCATCCCGTTTACATAGACCTTTGTACTCTCTCCATCTATAGACACCACATCTCCGGCACGATACCGGTTCGGCACATCTCGGTATTTTTCCACGTTATCCTTACGGAACCAGATACTTTTTAAATAATTGTGCGTAACCAGCTGATTTCCAAGATCTCTACTTCCCCACTGCCCGATCCAGACCTGTATCTTCTCACACACCATGTCTTTAATCTCCGGGATAGTAAAGTGGTAATACTTCCCGTACCAGAAAATACGCAACTTGTCACCCTCTTTTAAAAAGTCATTGTGTCCGCCGCCCATTTTTAAATTAAACGGGTTATCCTCGTAGGATGTCGGCTGGAAATCCAGTGTCTTAATTTTCTTGTTTTGAGGGGCAAACCAGTCCACATGCGCCGTATTACCAACCGTATCACTCTTGTTAATAGACATGGCACATATCACCTTGTTATCTCCAGTCAGGAATGCAATGGTCTGCGCTCCTGTCTGCCCCATCAAGCCGGTTTCGAACCAGTGCTGCGTGTAGCAGTAAAAGTTCTTTGCACCACCTCTACCCTCGGTGTCCACCGGAATAGTAAGTGTTTTCATTCCACCGTTCCAGTATCCAGATGTGACTTGTCCACCTTTTAATGCCATCACGTTGTATCCGGCAACATTCCGTACTTCCAACGTTCCTTGCGTTGTGTTTTCCGGATTCTGATAAGAGGTGCCATGATCATCTTGAAACAAGCCGTAACCGTTAAACAGTTCTTCGGACGCTTCGTAGTTCTCTCCATCTGCTTCTTCCTCTTTCCCTAGCTGGATCACTCCGTACTGGCTCACAAGTCCGATAAATCCGTTTTCATGATTGTGCGTGATCTTATAGTCCACGTCTGCCCATTCGGTACCGTTGTTTTGAATGGTAATGGTCTGGTAGCCGTTCTGTTGGACGCCAGTGAATTGTTTTTCTGCGGTAGAGTATGCTACTCCGTCCGGGATTAACCATGTAATTGTTCCCTCTCCCAGAAATTCTGTTTCTTCACTGAATTCTAAAGTACCACACGGAATCGCATAAAAGCATTTGTTCGGAACATTTCCAAACACTAACTTTTTTGGTTCATCTACTTTTAATGCTTTCTGTAAAGCATCGTAATTCTCTTCCAGATTACCCTCAATTGTAAACGGCATCACAATTTGTTTGTTCTCGTATGACGTGTAAGCAAAATCACTTCCATTCTGTTTTTCTGCCTTCACAAACGATGGATTCCAGTCAGCACCGACAAACGGTGTAAATCCCTGTAGTACTTTGATGTACTTTCCTAATTCGATGTCATTGAACTTCACAGAAAGTGTCATGTACGTTCTCCTTTCAGTAATTTCTTAAAATCTGTAATTCTTTGCTGTTCTGTCAGCATTGGAGCTGCTGTTTCTTTAATCAATTCTCTTCCATTCAGTGTTGTGCTTACTTCAATCGGACGTTTTGCCAGATCAGAAAGTCCTGCCACCGCACTCATGATCGCCTGATTCTGTTGCTGAAGATTTCTGATTTCTGCGTTATCCATCTTGTACTGCATAACAGATGTTGCTGGACGATTCGCTACTCTGGATGCATTAAAAGCCATGACCTCTCGCATCCGTGCTGAAACAGCGGACAGATCAATAGATTCCAGTGCTGCGTTTGAAATATTCCGGGAAGATTTTACAACTGACTTTTCTTCATCCTTAATACCCAACGCCAGACCTTTGCTGAAGAATTGACCAAATTTCCTTGTTTTTTTGGATGGGGAATGCTCATCAAGTGCTCTCTTAGCTGCCGATAATGCATTGGCCGCCAAATTCGCAGCTGCATTTATTGCGCCTCCAATCCAATCAGAAATACCAGAAACAAATCCCTCTCCAAATCCAGAACCCGCATCACGACCACTTTTTGACCGCGCTCCAGAGTCTGCCGCATTTGAGAGCTCCTTTCCGCCTGCTCTTGACTGTCCTGATTGGCTTTTCACTCCTAATGAGTACTGCTTCCCAAATTGAACTCCTGTACTTGTAGGATTTACTGAACGTGATCCGTCATTTGCTTTATTTGCTAAATCACTTCCTTGTCCAAATAAAGCTCCCATCATACTGGAAATTCCGCTTTTTAAGATACTTGCAAAACTCATTCCTGTACTGAAAGGATTTACCGATGCAGCTCCCTCATTTGCTGCATCCGCATTGGATTTTCCTTGAAGTCTGGAATTTTCTTTTTGATCTCCAACTCCAAGGCCAAAGAAATTCATAATATTTCTTCCTGTATCGTAAAATTTCTGGTATAGTCCTTCTCCACCGATTGAATCTAAAAATGACTGTACAACGCTTTTGCCTTTTTCATTAAGTTCTTCTTTTCCTGTATCTAATCCGCTACTCGCACCAGGCCATACATTTTCAAAAATTCTTGCCACTGCTCTGGATGGACTGTGCACTTCCAAAGCTGTCATCAAAGATTCCAAGAATGCTTGAGCTCCTTTTTCAGCTGGGTCTGCTAATTGTTCAAATCCTTCAAGACCCTTTAGAGCTCCGTACCATGCCTGAGCCCACACTTCTTGCGTCTTCTCGTCCAAGCCAGCAAATCCAGAAATAAAACTTTCCATCCCAGCTCTAGCTTCTTCACTTAATGTTCCTGATATTTTTGCCTCTGCCATTGCTGCTACAATCTGAGCAGAACCTTCTTTTCCAGCAGATGCTAAAACTTGTTTTATTTCTTCTGCGCCTGTTCCTACCTGATTTATTGCTATACCAACTGATTCAGCAAGCGACTGCTTGGTTTCATTCTGCAATTCGTATAAGCCTTCTTTTTCACCCTCTAGAATACTAACCAAAGTACTTGCAGTTGTAGAAGCCTGCTTGATCGCTGCATCTGATCCTACTTTTAAAGTGGTATCAACTCCGCTTTGAATAGATGCTAAAGCTGAATTGATTCTTTCTGTACTCCCACTCATAATCGCATCAGCAAGCATGTTATAATCCGATATCACTTTCTGATTATCTTTCATAGCCGCATTCGCAGCGTCAAAGTCAGCCTGCAACACCTTTAACTCGCCACCCGTTGACTTAAGTTGCTTCTTCAGCTCATAATACTTATCTGAATATACAGTTACCGCATCACCTGTATGCGTCATTACGACCTTTGCATTTTCTGCCTCTTTTGCAAGATCAGCTTCAATACCTGCTTGTTCTGCTTTCTTTGCATTCAATTTTTCATATGCATCTGCAAGTGCTGCGGCTTTTTCAGCCTGTTCTTGCATTGCATCCGCATAGTCGGATTTCATTGCGCCCATGACGGCTTCTGCTTTTTTGGCAGCAATAACATCGTATATGGATGATTGCAATTCTCCGTAATTAGTAATAACACCATCAACTAAATCAATTTCTACCCCCAGAGCATTTGACAGCTCTCCTGTGATGAATTTCGCTCTTGCTTCATATCCTGCTTTTACCTGGCCATTTGCATCTACAATTTTAGTTAATTCCTCCCACAATGCCTGAGAGTTATCTATTTCAGATGTGGAAACAGCCAGATTTTTCTGTCTGGCTTCAGCTTCTTCATTGATACTCTTTATTGCTTCTTTCGATGTCTCGATGTTTTCTTTTTGTTTTTCTGTAAGTTTACCAGTAGCTTTTTCCGCATCTTTCTGCATCAATGCATAAACGCCAATACCTGCAGCTAACGCAGCAACAGCCGTCACAACGAGTCCTATCGGATTTGCTGCCATAACTGCGTTCCAAGCCATCTGAGCCGCAGTCGCAAGCTTTATCTTGCCGGTGCAGATTCCTATGATCGTTTCCTTTGCAGTAAGCGCACCAGACGCAGCCAATACCTGCAAGGCATTCGCTTTCTCTGCTGCGGATAACATCTTCACTGTAGCAGTAAGTGATTTCATTGCTTTCCCTGCGCTCGTAACAACTTTATATCCTTTAAATGCAGTAAAAGCCGCCGTTGCTGATGCTGCGGTCAAGTCCAGATTCTCTCCTGCAAAGTCCAGTGCCTTTGTCAGTGGCGGGAGCGCTTTATCAGCCAAATTTCCAGCAGCATCTACTACATTACTTAAAGCATCAACCACTGTTTCTCCAGCTTCTCTCAAGCCACCGTCACTCAATGACTCTGCCACTGCATCAATCGCATCCTCAACCGGCTCTTGCAGTTTGGATGGTAACAGCTCTGCCAGACCGGATGCCATAGACTCCGCCATCTCTCCGGCCGCACCGAGAATCCTTCCTTTGTTCGAAGCAATTCCAGAAGCAAAGGATTCTATGAAATCCACTGCTGTATCCACCATTTTTGGGGCATGGGATGCTGCTTCTACTGCAAGATTCGCAAATTCATCGCCTGCTGTCTGGATCGCTTCATTCAGACCACCGTTATTGAAAGAATCTGTGATATTGTTGATGCTTTCTGTTGCTGTCTTTGCTGCATTTTTCAGATTGTCCGCTACACTGTTGTAAAACGCCAGACCTAATGTTTCTGCTGATCCACCAAGCTGCTCCAATGCACCGGATAGATTGTCCTGCATCGTCTCTGCAGCCTTTTGTGCTTCACCATCACAACTCCTGTATGCCTTTGTCAGTTCACCGAGAGATCCCTCACCCTCATTGATCAATGCCAGCATACCGGACAATGCTTCTTGTCCATACAGAGTGACCAGATAATTGTTTTTCTGCTCATCTGTCATTCCTTCCGTTGCCTGTCTGAGCATTCCAACCTGTTCCGTCAGAGACTTCATTTTACCGTTGGAATCGTAGAAGGAAATCCCAAGTTCCTCCATAGCTGCAGTCATGTCATCTGTTGGCTTTGAAAGCCTTGATAACGCACCTCTTAAAGAAGTACCAGCCTGGCTACCCTGTATTCCGGCATTTGCCATGATTCCGATTGCCGCCGCTGTCTCTTCCAAACTAAGACCTGCTGCCCTCGCAAGAGGTGCTACGTACTTCATTGCCTCTCCGGTATCTGCTACAGAGGAATTTGTACGATTCGCATTCGCTGCCAGAACATCTGCAACATGTGCTGCATCAGATGCCGCCAGTCCAAATCCTCTTAACGTTGATGCTGCAATATCCGAACTGCTCGCCAGATCTTCACCGGATGCCGCTGCCAGATTTAAAAGTCCCGGCATTGCATTCATGATCTCGGATGTGGTAAAACCGGCTGCTGCCAGATTCTCCATTCCCTCTGCTGCCTGACTGGCAGAAAATGAGGTATCAGCACCTAACTGCATTGCCTGTGCCTTTAATTGCTCGAATTCTTCTCCTGTTGCTCCGGAGATAGCCTTCACTCTGGACATCTGAGATTCAAAATCAGAACCAACCTTGATTGCTGCTGCTGCGACTCCACCAAGTGCTGCTGCCGTTCCAGTGATCGCTACCGTTGCCGCTTTCATCCCTTTTGCTGTTATACTCCCAAGTTTGGAAAGTCCTTTTTCTATCCCGGAAGAATCCAGATCTGTTTCAATTACAACTTTTCCATCTGCCATTTACTCACCACCTCATGTTAAAAATTTGTATAAAAAGAGCACCCACCATTTCTGATAGATGCTCTGATTACTGTATTTAATTATGAACTCTGATCTAATAGGCTCTTCCTGTCCGTCCTGAAACAAAAGCATACATGTAACCTATGTTTTCCTCATTCATTTTCTCTATTTCTGAAGGTTGTAATACTGTACACTGATATCTGTTGATGCAAATTCTTTATCAGTCATAAATTCAAGCCTTGCTTTTGCGCCTGATGCAAAATTATCAACATTCGCGTATGTTGTTTCAACTATTACGCCTTCTGCGTCAAGTAAGTTAATTGTCAATGATAATGAACTAAAACCGAGCCCAGTGGTATTTTCCACCACAGTCGAATATGTCTTTAATCCATACTCATCTTTTTCCAGTGCAAACTGAATTCCTTTTGCAAATGTCTCTACGGTTTCTTTTGTGGTCTGTTCTTCTGTAACAAGCTGTGCATTTGTAACAAGATCGTCCAGTATGGATTGGTATTTTTCAGATACACTCAATCCATAATCTTCTTTCAATTGTGCGATTATCTGAGTTCTCAAATCATAAGAACTTTGCCATATCTCTGAAAATTTCAAATAATCTACTGTAACATACTTCATAGCTTCTTCTTGATCTTTTAAAGCATTTATATATTGTATAGCAAGTTCCTTTAACTTACTGTCTTCGAATTTCTTATCCTCATATTCGCTCAAAATATTAAGTTCCGCCTGTGTCCATTTAGAAAATAGTTCTTTCTGCTCGTCTGATCCATCTGTATAAACTTTATCTTCATCAGACTCATTCATTTTCCATCTTGTTTCAAGAGCTTTTGCTACATCCTTCATAAAGTCTTCGTCAGCATACTGCTCTTCTTTCTCCTTAGATCCTGAATTTGTGTTTCCGCATCCTGTCAGCATCCCCACACAAAGAACTACTGCCAGCAAGACACTTAGTACTCTCTTCATAACCTTCCTCCTACCCTATACCATTCACCACATACATATTATACCGTGAGGACTGTGGAATCGCAAGGATGGAATGGAGCGAGAAATCGCCCGGCTCAATTTTGAGCTCGGCTAATTCTTTCCACACAACTGTGGAAAGCGCATTCTTGCTCCGTCATGTGATGACGAATTTCGTCGGTACAAATATACGGTTCGTCATAAAAGACGATCCGAATCCCAAATAGACAAGTTCTATTTTCTTCGCACATTTGTACGCAAAACAGGAGAGCCCAATAATGGACATGCCCACTACAATTACAGGTGGTCACAGCCTGAGACCACCTTTTTAACGGGTGCTCAATTTGAACCCTCGCTCAATTCAGGAAATAATTATGCTGCAATCTGCATTGTATTATTTTTCTGTATAAACTCCTTGATCTGATCATATCCCCATCCACAATCTACAAGTCCACTTACCAAACATTCCATTGACTGAATTGCTTTTAAATCTTCTACCGAAAGATAGTCTCTCAAATTGTCCTTCTTTCCAATTCCAAGATTCTCACGAAGTTGCTTTGCATTTACACCGAACAATACTTTATAAATACAGTTGGTGTAAGTAGAGTAAGCATGTCCGTGCATCCGCTCATTCTCTGTGGACTGTTGCAGTGCTTTTGTAAGTGATTGCCTGACAGCAATTCCTTTTTCTCGTTCAACAAGTTTGCCTTGTAGGATTTTTTCCATAGCATTGAATTGCTTGATGTAGGCAAGTTTGAACTTCATAGCTTTCGCCCCCGTGTAACCCATTGCTAAAAGAGTAAAGCCGTCTCTTGTCATAAGATACATTGGATTCATTTTTCCATTGGATGCCTTGTAAGAATCCAAATAAAATAGAGCGGAAAATTCCGCTGTACTTATAGTAGACTCTATATTCCTTATAGACTCCATTACATCTCGATGATTCTTGTCAAATGTATCTGATACATCCAAACTTGATACAACTGTCATTTCCATTTTATTCACTCTTTTTACTTCTACTAACATATTTTCAATCCTTTCGCTGAATCTCGTCAGTGTCAATTTGACACTATCTGTTTTTTAAGTATTAAAATAAGGTGCAGCATTTCGCCACACCTTTACACACGTTCTCTACGTTCGTTCGTTTTTCAGACGAAGCAATTCACTCACATCGCCGCCATTGAGAAGCGCATCTTCAATCTGTCTTGTCCGATCATCCATAGCCGGCGCCTGCTCCAGACCGTAATACTTCTGCATTGCCCGGTAAAACTCCCTTTCCTCTTTTGAGAGATTCTTATTCGACACATCCATTGTCCGGTACTCAATGACCTTTGACAGCCTGGTATCTTCTCCCAGATTTTCCAGAAGCAGCATAAACTTCCACCAGTGCATCTCTTCTGTCTGCAAGTCAATCCCGTACTGCTGGATGAAACCGGCATAGATCAGTCCCGCATCCTCTTGAAAGTCAAACGGTTGCTTATCATTGACCCCTGCAATCTTCCGCGGGAATTTCTTCTTTGACTGCTCCTTGCCACAGGAAAAGAACCAAAACATCTGATCCACGTGTTCTTCTGTGAAATAATCACAATCTCTGTAGAACAGCAGCAACACTTTCAGTAAGGAATCTCCCGTCAATTCTTCTACGCTTTCTATGATTTCATTGCATTTTAAAACAGTGCGGAAATCCCATTTTACAGGACACTCCACACCATTCACGATCAAAAACTCTGGAAATTTTTCTATTAAGAGATTCATCATTTTTCTACAAGAGCATTTCCCTTTGATAGCATTTCCAATCTCCCCATAATCTCATTGTACTGATTGTCCTGTCTGATCTGCTCTGTGACCAACTGCTCATAAACTGTCATACAAGCAAGCAAATCATTTCCTTTTCCACACACACGATTACCTGTACCCTCTCCGAATACAGAATCAAACATCTGCTTCACTCTGCCGCACAGAAATCTATTCTGCTCCAGTTCTGTTCCTTCTGGCAGCTCTTCTGCAACATGCTTCATCTTCTCTATCTCAGCTCTATATCGTTCTTTCAACTCTGGATTCTCCAGATCATACAGGTTGAATTCCAATTCTACTCCATTGATAATCATCTTTTTGTACTCCTTCCTTTTCTGGTCCTTGCCTTATTTTCTACTTCCTCACCAACTAAGGCATTATCAGCGAGGGATACTATTCCCCCGCCGGTGTAAAATTCTTTGTAGATGTATCAAACTGTCCATCTTCCCAGTCAGATACACCAAGTAAATTTCCAGAGCCCTGAATCTCACCATCGTTGTCCGAGAAATCTGACACCTCGATGGCTACTTTTCTTCTCTTTGCATAAAACTTATTCTCCTGTTCTTCCACAGGCTTTTCCATGAACACCTTCACATAATAAGTTTCTGCATCTGACCCGGTCTTTTCATTTTCTCCGATATCCGCAATAAATTCGATCGCTTTTTCGGAGCGGATCAGGTCGAACTCCAATGGTGCCGTCCATTCATAAGAGCCGATTCTCTGCGTTGCTGATTTCTGATTAACATATCTTTTGGAAGATGTCTGTGCAGATGGAGAATCGTCCAACTGAGTCACTCCAAATCCAAGAAGCTCATAAGTTTCACTCAGATCTTTTGAAACATCCAGATATCCCGGATGCTGCCATCTACCTACAACACCAGTCTCGCCTGCTGCTGCAAAAAACTGAATATTCATTTTCATACCTTTGTTACCTCCGTTTATAATAAATAAATTGACATTGTATCCTGTACTGGCACTTTGTTTCCTGTGCATCGTACAGATATCCGTCTGTTGTTGCCCGAATAGATTTGCTTTGCAGTTTCCCCGTCAGATTCGGAAGAGCACCTGCTTTTGTACACTCATCCAGCCAGTCTGCAAATTTTTCATAGAATTCCGATGTGTCTCTGTTCTCTTCGTCTCCGTAAAGCACTCTTGAGCATAAAGAAAACACATACTGCCGAACCGTATCACCGTTCGCATACCGTTTCAATATCGGTTCTGCAGGTGTGCTTTCGATACTGTATGCGGTCACATCTTCATTCAACATATCCACATTCACAACCGGAAACATTTCCTGAAACTCCTGCAGAAACGGGCACCCGGCAATAAACTCCGCCACTTGGTTTGTTATGCTCATTTCGCCTTACCTCCACAATATTTCGCAACAGACTGTACAATTTCTTTCCCGCGATCCGCCCACATACGCTCTGTCCAGTGGCTACCGGCACGAGCATGTACGGATCTGTTCTTTCCTTTATTCTCGTAGTACTGCCGCCTTGCATAAGGAGTGTCATAGATAATAGCGGATGCTGTTTCCGTCACACTGCCCATTGACAGGTTACCACTTAATCTCGGCACATACGGTGTAGACAGCCGTCTTACCTCATGGGTAAAGAACTTCTGCCCTGCTCCATTCTTATTTAGATTTCTCTTCAGTAGAATTTTATCCACAGGATCTATATCCAGCCTGATCTTCGCCATTAAGAACCACCACCTATCCTGATATGCTTAGAAGAACCAAAAAAGTTCTCGGAGTGACTGAGTACTTTCCCAATCGTTCCAGAGAACCTTTTCCTGATATCTTCTATTCCGGTGACATTTCCTCCATCCCATTCTCCCAGAATAAAGAAATCACCATTTCGCACAGTCCATTTTCCATACACTGCTGTTAACCGGTTGAACTCATCCGGTGAAATCCAGTCAGCACATTCTGAATATGGAATCCGGATCTGGTATTCATCTGCGCTTCTTAATCCATTTTCCCCTACGGTACTTTTCTGGTTTGTATGAAACCAGACCTTAGGGATGGCATGAGGAATAAACACCATCTTCCTACTCTCCCGATCTGGCCATTGATTGAATATCGTAATCTTAGCATTCGTAAGCATTTGTATTCACCCCCAGGTATAATAAGCCGGTATGAGCCAGATATCGGCGAATGACCGCGTAGATCTTTGTTTGCAGAGCGTCTACTGCAATCTTTCCCGCTTCCGCTTCTGTCGCGTAATTCACGGAATATCCATCTGTGTTTTCCGACTGCACTTCCCTTCCTCCATGTTCCATTCGGTTCATATCATCCTGATAGATCATGTCAGCAAGTTCACACAGGCAAAGCTTCACTAACTCCATATCGTTCTCACTCGGCTGTAAATGCATCACTTGATTCAGATAGGTGTTAGCTTTCAAGATCGGCTGTTTCAATGACCGTTCGTCCTCGATTATAATTCCATTGTATTCTTCTACGTAAAACTGAAAATCTACACGTATCAACGCCTATTCCTCCTTATGAATTCGCCATGATCCCCTGTTTTTTCATCCCCGCAAGAATCGCATTGATTTTATCTTTCAGGTCAGTTGCTGTTTCTGTGGACAAATCTGCAATCAAAGCCATCTGTTTCACACCGCCCAGCGTTGTTTTGTTCGCCGCTGGAAGAGTGTAACTTGGTCCTGCTGGTCCCTGTGCGCCCGGTTCTCCCTTGTCTCCTTTCGGTCCTGCTGGTCCTGCCGGTCCTACTGCTCCTGCTGGTCCTGCCGGTCCTACTGGTCCTGCTGGTCCTGCTGGTCCAACCTGCTCATTCTTCACGCCCTGCTCTAACTTATTCAGTTTCTCTGCTGTAATAACGTCATCATTATTCCATGTAGTTGGTGTATATGCCATTATTATTACCTCCGTCTCTTATTTTGCTTTACCTGCTTTTGCCTTTCCGACTTTCGCAGTTCCTACTTGTGCCAAATCGTCATCTAGGCCTTTTTTTTTACAACTGCGTAGTTCTTGTCTCCGAGACGGTATCCGGTACAGATTTCCACCTGTGCAAGAGTTCCGTTGAAGTTCTCAGAGTCTTTCAGTCTTGCCATAGATAACAGGTCAATGATATGCAGTCCTCTCCAGTCATACATGATATACTCTACTTTTGACAGATCTTCTGTCTGTAGACTTCCTGCATAATCGTAGTATTTTGCAGCTGCTGTCAAGTCGAGCATATTACACTCTACCCACAACATTCCAAGGTAATATCCCATCTGTCCGGTGCGGATGATCTCATCATTCTTAACAGGAATGAATTTATCTCCTGCAACTTCCAGCATCGTACTGTAGGTCTCAACAGATGCCATAACCACATTCGCAGACGCTTTCTGCTTACGGATTGTTTTTCTTCCTGCAATCACCTTATTGATGATATTGGAAGCGGTAATTGCTTCTGTATCTTCCATTGCCGTTCCTTCATGTGCAAGACATGCAAGACCGGACTGCTGCCATCCCTCTTTGCAAACCTGTGTAGACTGGGAAAGATGCGCATCAGCCATGTCAAACGGCACAGCGCTTGCCTGTACGTTATAAATCTTCGTTGATTCCTGCTGCAGGTTATTCATTAACACTGGAATCAGATCATTGTCTGCTTTTCCGTGTTCGAAGTCGGATGCCGGCTGTTTTGGGTCTTTTGCCGCCTTGGCAGCTAAACGGAACACTTTTACTGCTCCCGCTCCTTCAGCATCACCCTGATACTGATCATTAAATGTCATCCCCGGCTGAAAAATTGCATCAAAATAAAAATTTGGTGCAACGATTGAACTGTATTTTTCGCTTACGTTATATCCACCATATTCCATACTCTTTTATTCTCCTTTTCTATTTCGCGTATTTGTTGTTTCCGTATTTCCTTGTGAGATAAGCCTCTTCTTCGGATTTTGTCTCCGGTCTGTAGGTTCCATGAGTACCTCTTACCCATGTCTTTTTTCCACCGTCCGGTTCTTCCTGTTCGAACTCATCCGGATATTTCTCTTTGACGCCTTTCATGTACTCATCTGCGCCAACAAAAGCACCATCTTTAAACTCCATCTTCTGTTCCAGAAACTCATGTAAGATTGTCTTTCTGGATAAAGGAGATTTAATCTTCTGCGTGTCCAAAAACCTCTCTGCTGCAAACATCTTTCGGTCTGATTCAATCTGGTCATTCAGTGCTTTTGTGTCTTCGTTGTACTTTTTCTCCCAGTCATCAGCAGACTGCTTGATTCCGTCAATATCCATGTCCTTGTAAGACTTGATCGTATTGTTTGCTTCGCCCAGCTGTGTCTCCAGTCCATTCGCTTTCGTCTCAAGACTCTGGTACTTTTCCTTGCTGATGTAGCCACCCTCCGACAAGTCTACAAACCGGACATGCTGTAATTTATCCTCGATCCCGTTGTTGTGTTCCTGAATCTTTGCGTCTACCTGTCCGAAAAGTTCTTCTCCTAATACGTCTCTTAACTGCATCTTTATTCCTTTCCTTGACCACTGTTTATTATCGCGGTGTCTCCGCTGGCCGTGGCAGTTATTCTCCCGTGCCACAGGGGATAATTTCCCGCAGTTTAAATGTCTTGAGGGTTGATCGGACAAATACTGTCCCCAAAATTGAGGAAAGCGTATAAAAATAGCACCTACCACACTGGATAGATGCTAAATTTATTGTTTTTATTTTTGAAATTGGCATAAAATACCACTCACTCAATTAAGAATGAATGGTATCATCTCTTTTCCGCCGGTTCCATATGAATCTTAAAATTACAGGTTGTACAATTGAAATATGTACTTGTTTTTGGATTATAAGGTGTCATGATTTTACCTGTTTTACATTCCGGACAAATTACTTCTTTTCCATCCCGTAACGCCTTTATCATCATTCCAATTTCTTTTGGTGTCATTACTTTAGCCTCCATTCACGATCTGAATATCTTCCTTTTACTGATTTTATTATATTCCTAATGTCTTGTCCCGTCAATTTACCTTTCGTATGTAATTCAGCAAAATAGTCACAAACAGCTTCTGCGTGTTGATCTCCACCTATATCCAATCGGATATGCGTTGCTTCATGGATAATCGTTTCCGCCGTCTTCCGTATGCTTTGTGTTTCCACCCCATTGATATAGATATGATTTCCAATACATGATCCATACAGTCCTTCCAGTCCCGTTTCTGAAATTGTATTGCTGCTATAATATACGTTAACGGAAATATGATTCGTTTTAATAAAATCAAGAACTGTCTTTCCAACATTTGACTTATTAAGATTTTTGTATAAGTTAGCTGCGAGTACTGTATCCACTTCTTTTGTAATCTCTACATCGAATATTTTTTCTGCTGTCTTCTTTTTTATATTAGAAATTCTTGACTCAAATATTCTTCCCGGCAACACTCTTCCAAGCCCATCCATATACACTCTCTGCATCTGCTCTGGAAGCTCCATCTTTTTAGAAAACCCCTGGTATTCCCGGAGTGTGTTCAGATACTTTGCTTGGGCTGCCTGTATGTCCAACTGGCTGGCTTTTCCCCTTTTTAGAAGATCAATGTCACTTCTCTGCTTTCTCATTCTGGTTTCAAGTGCTCTCTGCCGCTGCTGAGCTTCATAGGCGTTATATGATTTTCCCTGATAAGACCTTGCGACCTGTTCATTTGCTTCCATTTCCCTCAATTGTTCCGGTGTGTACGTTCTGACAGACACACCGTCTACGAACGCGAAGTAACTATGCCTACAATTAGCTCCGCACAGACCATCTACCTCTCCCAAACGACAGATCGAGATCAGTTCCTGCTTTGTATACACATTCCCTCCCCACCAGTGAGAAGGTCTATGCCCGGCATGCCACGTTACTTCGTAGGTATCTGTCCCTAAATCCTTTGCCACCTGTTCATTGATCTGCGCAGCCAGTTGATGCACACCTGTCATTACAGCACGTCTGACCGCCACAGGGACCCGATTTCCATATCCTGACGCATAATTTACTGTCCGTATCCCACTGGCTGTCATTTCCTTTACTACACGCCTGAGAACGGTATTGTAATCGAACGCTCCGGTTACAATGTCCATACATGCGCGATCAAGATACTTCTGATAGTACTCTGAAAATGGAGTGAATACTTTCTTTCCTCCGTAATCCAAAGCAAATCCCATTGATCGTGTGATATTCTGGATTTCATGTTTTGTCTGACTTAGAATTGCTTTCGCCCATGTCTGCATCTGCTCATTATCTTCATAAGGTGTAAAATGGGCATTTACCTGTTCGTAGATTTCTTTTGTCCTGGTGTAATCCTTTTCGATTACAGTATCATAAATCTCCCACAGTTCCGGATCAGTAAGCCCTGAAAGACGTTTGATTTCCGATTCAATGAACTCCGTAGAATTTCCAATGATCTGTATTCTGTTCAACTGATAGTCCGCTGTAGATGTAATTCCACCTGTCTTTTTAATCCTCCTGACTACATCTCTCATAATGCGGTTCTGTAATTCAAGAAACATCTTTTCAAGCTGCAGTGGCAGGTGCTCCATTTCCTTTGGCTGCATATCCTCACACCCTATTCCATTGTATCTTCCTGGCTAAATTGTGATGCCTGTTTCAGCATCTTGATCGCCTGCTCTTCCGTTTCACCGAAACGCTTCATCCGGTACTCTACAGGACCAACAACTCCCATACTAAAATCAGCCCGAAGCTGTTCCGTCTCATATTTCTTGTCTGTTACAAGGGAGTCATCCCAACTGCAGGATACTTCTACCTTTCCGTCTGCAGAAGTGCCACCAAGCGACATCCACACTTCTATAGCTGCCACAAGATTCTCAAGTGCGTTCCCAAGGCTATTCTGAATAGATTTTACCGTTGCGTAAGAGCGTTGCTTACTGGCCTTAATTTCTTCTGCTGTCTTATCCACTACCTGTGGATCTGAAAGAGTTCCATAAGCAAGACCACAGTTAAACTCTACTTTCTGTATGATCCTGTTGTACCCGTTGAAGAAGCTCTCATCCCGGATTTCCGGTGAATACGCATTAAAAAAGGGATTTCCATCCCTGCTCATCACATTCGGCCCCATTGCCCGGTAAAGCCGTTCTTTCCCTTTTGGCAGGATAACTTCTCCCTGCCGGTTCTTCCGGAAAAATTCATCCGCTGCCTGAATTGCCGTTTCCTTTGATTTGTATTCCCACAGCACTGCTCCATACTGCTCATCAGCATCCCGAATCTGATTCACGGCTCTTGCATAGATTGATACACCAAGAGGAGAATGGATGTCTGTATTGTTTGCCAATGGAATCTTGAAGTAAGAAAACAGCATCCTGTCCGCATTCTGAAACTCGACATAAGGGGCAATATCTGACCATTCCGGTACTTCTTCCAGATTGATCTCCTGTCCGAGATTTACGATATCATCCGTTTTTACCATTGCTTTCTTACTGATAAAAGCTTTGTTAACAATGCTGTATCTATCGCCCTGTAATGCGTGATATTCAAGTCTTGTATAAAGATTCTTTCCAACGCGCTTAAATTCTGGGAAGATAGCTGCTGTAATCTCTCCTGCGCTGTTAAACTCTACCGGGTAAAAGTCACCGGCTCTCACTACATCTATCTCAATCCCTTTCTGGGATAAATACGGTTTAAAGACCACACCGCCTGTACTGCAGGCAAACTCTATGTAGTTTGAAATCTCATTTAGAAACGGCTGTATCCCCTCTTTAATCATTCCAGCTTTGCTTCCGCCCGTAATATTGATGCTGGATTCCATTGTCACCAGTCTTGCCATTTCGGAGCAGATTGCTGCCGGGAGGTTCAGTCCCTTTACATCATCATTCAACCAGGGGGATTCGTTGATATACATCTTTGACCACCGATAGATTCCCTGTGCCATTCTCTGGGATACCGCAACATCCACTCCCATTGCCTGTTTTATAGTTTCATACTGTATCAACGTTCCTCACCTCTTTCTGATATTGGCAACATAAATTTAATCTGGTTCCACATCCCAACACACAGATACCTGCTTCCATCAAGCGCATGATCGTTCTCTTTTACTGGAATCTCAACACCTTTTTTAATTCCATCCGTATTGTACTGATAAAGTCCAAACTCCTTGATCAGCATCTTCTGTTTCTCACTGACGATCATCCTTCCGAAAGACAACAACTTCTGCACACGGCTGATTCCTAATTTGACATCATTCTGCGCCGGTATAACCGGTATATGGGGGATGACTCTCCGTATTTCCTCAATCAGACCTGCTGCCGATGGATCCACGAATATGTAGCTGACTACACGGTCATACTCCTTTTCTATCTTGTCGCAGAATGTTTTCATATCCTGTGCATACTCCGAAGGAGATTTCTGTGTTCCACTTTCTCGCCCGGAATAGTAGTACTCATCGATTCCACGCAGGACTTGATTTTGATAGTCAATGCCGAAAGCTTCATAGACTGTTGCATTCTGTTGACCGTAGTCCACTCCGATTCCAATCTCCCCAATGCTTCGTTTCTCTTCCTCAATGTAATCTTCCGGCTGATAAATATGCTTCTCTGCTGAAAACATATAGTAGATCAGATCATCAACTCCCGTAGGCTCTCCTAACCATGTCCACCGGTACATCTTGATATCAGCTCGCATCATAGCTTCTGCAGAATCAATCAGATCCTGTCCCAACCAATCAACCGGAACATCTTTATAGCTTGTGTGAATATGGATGCAGTCCTCCCGCTCTTCCATCTTCTTGCACCAGAGGTTGATCGGAGCATTCGGATTCTTCGGCGGATTGTAAAGATAGATCATCTGGAAACCAGCTTTGTTTCCACGGACGAACGTTGCTTCTATATTCGCCAGTTCATCTTCCCCTTCCCCGTCATCAAAGAACTCTGTCAGCTCATCCAGCACTACAAGCTTTATCGGCTTGTCCTCATCGATGATACCTTTGGTATCGTCAATTCCATCAGAACCGGAGAAATACATCGTTGTATTGTGCTTTTTATATGTAATCTCCATCGGTGATTTTCCGATCTTGAAATATGACTTGGGGATTTCTAGCCGGTTAATGCCCCGGAGCATTTCTTTGTACACTGTTTTCCGCAGCTTATTGTGATGCTTACGAAGAACTACTGCTGAACCATTCGCATCATCCACCAACTGGAAGATTCCTCTGACTCCTGCATAACTGGATTTTGTACCGGCACGGCCAGATGTCAGGATAATATGTTTATGCTGTTTATCATTAAATAAAGGCAGATATTTCGGAATGATCAGATCTGATATTCTAACCTGTTTCTTTGTCTGCATCATTGATAATCTCTACTCCTTCCGTTTCATCTTCACTACTGCAATCTCGGTTCAGCTTATCTGCGTTTGCCCGTTTCAATTCTGTATCTGCTTCTCGGTTGCGTCTGTTCTCATCCGGTTCCGGTGATTGCCCCGCATACTTCGCTACGAATGTAGCTGCCTGTGTATTTCCGCCCAACGCTTCTTTGATCTGTGCCATCAAAAGAGCCGATTCCAGAGTGCACTCAACACCAAGTGACTCCAGAACCGGCTTCCATTCAGGACTATCTATTTCGGCGGTAAGCAGCATGTTCAGCGTTTTCCGAAAATTTGCTTTCCTTCTTCTTGCTTCGCCGCTTGCTTTACCACCTTTAGAAGTAATTATTCGTAGTTCCCCCGTTGTTCGTTTATCAAATCCACGATCTTTTATGTTATCATAACCTGCCACTTCACCACCTTCCAATCTGTTAATTTTAAGCATAATAAAAGCACCCATCTCTGGATGCTAAGAATTTAGGACTACTGCTGAAAGAATTAATAACGCCAACAAAAACCAAAATAACCAAATACACAATCAAAATTTATAAGAAAAAGGAGGAACCTTGCAGTAGTCCACAACGGGTATAGTAGGACTCGAACCTACGACAAATCGGTTAACAGCCGATCGCTCTACCAACTGAGCTATACACCCGTAGGATGCCTTTTACTGACATCCTTTACCCTATCCGCACTCGGGTACGCTGATTACACTAAATATAGATTGCTGAATCTATTTTTGTTTGTTTTGCAGATCTGCGGATATCTGCGTTTTGGTACCATTTGCAATGTAAGTCCGGTGTGCACTCCCAGAACAGACCTCAGCTGTGCAGCCTGCATCTTACATCACGAAGTCGTGTACAGGAGTCGAACCTGTCTACCCTACGTTTGTCACGGCATAAAAACACCGCCAGACGAGAAAGGGTGAAAGTCCGGCGGTGTACATGTTGGAAAAAGTTAATTTATTCCGTAACCATACACTGATTACATTATAATTGTAACATAGCAAAAAGTTTAATGTGTTTAATCTTTTGTGTATTTCGCGTTTATCTGCGATATTCTCCCTTTGGTGTATCCACGCATTTTCCCAACCTCTTCTTGCGTCATTCCATCTAGATAAAGCATCTCCATTACATCTTTGTCTCTTCCCTCTGGCATCTCACCGATAAATCTCTCTACGGCTTTTATCTGGTGTTCAACCTCTCTCTTTCTAACTTCTTTCTTCCGAATTCTCTGCTCTACCTGATCTGACGCTCTTGGTTCCCTCATTTCCACAGTTACTCTCTGCTCTATGTATGGAAACTCATCTGCTGATTTCGACACCTTCCCGGCAACAATCGGGATATCTTCTCTTTTTGCTTTAAGCTTGTCCAGTACTTTTTCCAAGGACTCAAGCTCCGATTTATTGCTCTTGTAGTTTTTAAAGTATTCCTGCTTCAACGTCTCATCTCCTTTTCTACTCTTTCTCGTACCGCCTTTATAATTGCTTCTCCGTCCAATTCTGAATATAGCCCGATATTTTTGTGAAAGAATATCTCGCACTCTTTTTTCGTGTGCTGCGCATCCCTGTCATTCGGTTTCCGGTACAGTGCTCTTAATGTAAGCCTATAATCTTGTACCGCTTTACTCACCACAGCAGCCGCAAGCGCTTTGTATCCCTCCATGCAGTACTCTTCATTTTTCATTGACTACACTCCCTTTCGTATCTACTCCCCATTTTTTCAAGCAGTCCTCTACCGTGTGCGTTTTGTACGGTTGACTCTGCATCCACTTTTTTGCTCCTTCCGATGGTTCATGTTCTGCCATTCCTGCATAGTGATCTTTCTGATCCTGCTTCATTTCTTTCTTGCCACGCCTATGCTTTAAGGTTGTTCCTCTCATTCCATCACCTCAATTTCCTCTCCTGTCAGATCCTCCAGCTTCTGTCGCATTTCTTCCACTGTCATTTTCTTTGGTTCTTTGCGCTCCCAGATGAGTTCTAAGTTATAGTCCGAAAGCATATCTGCAAAGTTGCTATATTCTTGGATTGCGTAGACACCAACAATATCGAGATCTTTAAAATATCTGTTTGTCAAATCTTCTCGAAAGCAGTTTCGATCCGAATATCCATCTTCTCCGATTAATGCTTCGCTTATCACCATTCTCTTGTCACCATTTCGATGTTTCACTACCATCCCATCTTTCAGATCTGCCTTGGTAAATTCTTTGTTCATATAATCGCTCCATTCTAAGATTTCATACCCATTGCTTTTATAGTACTGATACGGCGAAAACTCTCCTTTGATATAACATATTTCTTCTTCGCAGAATTCGTAATTTGTCTCTTTCAGGTAGCTTTCGCCTGAACACCACTTCATTCCTTGCTTATGCATTTTTTCGCAAAAGTCTTTCGCTTCCTCTTCTGTCTTGCAGTGTACTGCAATCTTATTTTCTTCATTTTTAAATTCATTCCAATTAAATTTTTTCATATTTTCTTACCTCACTATCTTCCGCACAATCCAATCTAAAAAAAAACTACAAGCAGCAGTATCGGAAAGCCTGCGGCCAGAAGGTAATCTGCTCCTTTTGGTTTTACATCCTCTTCGATTCCTGTTTTTATGGCAATCACAGTTCCCAGCCCCAGGATGTAGTACAGGGCTAAGAATGCGATTATGATTATAATGTCCATCGTTATTCCTTTCTCATAGGTTTTGGAAGTGGCTGCCATGCAATTACGTTGGCTAAATACATACTTTCAGATTCGCATTCATACCACTCCATTTCCTCTGAGTAATACACATAGCCAATCAACATTTCACCATCTTTGTTCTGCGCAATTACCTCTTTTCCTTCTGGTAACCTCTTCTTTACTGAAATCCAACTATCATCTACCTCATCTATGTGGGAACGGATGATTTCTTTTACCCACCCAACACTTACATAATCGTCACACATTCCGAAAGATTCAAACTCTATTGTATGCTCCTCTATCTCTTCCAGAATTTTCTCTAATACGTTCATTACTCCACCTCCAACAGCTCAAAACATTCTTCTAGCGTCCCTTTTGTAATTTCCAACCATAAACCACTCTCTCCATCTTTTTCGTAGAGAAAATCTGTCTCTATCCCGCAGACCGCCAATTCGGTCATTGTCCTCACGCAATCCTCTGCATCAGCGCATTTGATCGTGTCGCCTTTTCGCAAGCGCGTTTCTTCTGTTTTTGGCATTAGTCATTCCTCCGTATCGTCATCTCGATTCCGATCTCATCTTTTATCATCCTCGTATATTCATCCCACGTTGCCATATCGTCCACCAGGCACTCTGCTTTCAGGTTCATTCGGTCGATAAACCTCTTGCACCGTTTCCCGGCAAAACCGAACTCATCATGCAGCGTTGCGACTGCGATCACCATCATTGTGTCCAGTGTCATACTTTTAATCTTCTCACAGGCAATGTTTAGTTCTTTTCTGGTTAGGGCAGTATTGATTCCTGTGATATTCCGGAACTGGATTTCTTTTTCCAGTCCATCAATACCGTCTTTTTTTACAATCTCCCTTGCTAGAATCAATCCCTGTGATCTGCCAGCTGTATAATCATCAACTTTTCCCATGTTTACACCTCATATCTTTGCAGAAATACAATTCCGTCCCTCTCTTTGTTTTTATGTACTCGTAATCTCCAATAATTTCCCGTCCGCAGGAAGAGCAGATATGTACTTCATTTTTCTTTGGTTTCTCTTTCTTTTTTTTTCATAGCTTACTGTAAATACCTCCGCATTAATATCCGGTTTGGATTCGACATCGCCCTGTTGAGCCGGCAACTGGTCCGCACCCAGCCCTCGTGAAACTCCATGTAATTTGCAATGTTGCCAAAGATATCCTTGACCGAAGCTTCCTGTTTCTTTGACTCAGGCATCATATCGTTATCCTTCAGGAAGTTTTTAAACGTTTCAATGCTCGCATCTATTCCGCTCTCTTCGCTTATTGCTGCATAGATGTTCTGGATCGTAAGTCCGTATTCGATCATGTACTTAATTTCTCCCTTGTACGGTTCGTATTGTTTTCTTTTATTTTCCATCTTTCTTAACCACATCCTCTTGTTTGCTATTACCCTCTTTTTCACTTCTTTTCCGGTAATATCCTCAAGCACTCTGCAGATATGCTCATCCGTGCATCCGAGTTTTACCATCTCTTCAATCTGGAATCGGTACTTATCCAAAAAATGTGCTGCTCTACTCATTTTCCTCTCACCCTCTTCTTTCTCTTGCGCTTGGTGCTGCCGTACATAAACGCTGCCATATTGCAGACAAAAGACTTGCTTCTCCCGAGTTCTGCCGAGAATTTCTCTTTCGTCTTGCCCTGCTTTTCTAGTTCCTTACAGAGCAGAGCGTAATTTATTGTTACTTTCTTCGGTTCCATAGTTCCTCCTTAATTCGAGTTCAGTAGTTGCTCTTCCAGAGAGTCCATGTCGTATTCTCTGCGATCAAAGTTGTTTAGGTTTCTGCTTACTGGCGGTTTTGCCGTCCTCTCTGGTGGCTGATAATTTTTGTCGAGATAATCTTCATATCCGGTGTTAAAAAAGGTGCTGCCGTATTGAGGTTTTCTCCATTCATTTTCTTTTAAATCTTCTTTATAGCGATTTATCGCTCTTTCGAATTGCTCGTAGCCAATATCGAGTAGCCTTTCCTTGCTCTTTTTACTTACCTGTCCTTTTCCTTTTTTCTCCGGATATTTTTTCCATAATCTGTCTCTTATACACATCTGACGCTGCCGACGATCTACTCTGTGTAGAT